GCGCGGCGGAAGACCCCGCGCCGAGGATGACTTCGCGGATGAGGACGAGGACTTTCTCAGCTAAATAACGGCTGACAGACATGGGCAGCGGGGATTCTTCCTCGCTGCTTTTGTCACGGAAGGAGAAGTGACATGAAATCATTGTCCATCGATCTCGAAACACGGAGCAGTGTGGATATTGGGAAAAGCGGCGTATATCGTTACACCGAGGCAGAGGATTTCGCGATCCTGCTCTTTGGATATTCCGTGGACGGAGGCGCGGTGCAGGTCATTGACCTCGTGCGTGGTGAGCGGATTCCGCAGGAAATTCTGGATGCGCTGGCGGATGATAGCGTCATCAAGTGGGCATTCAACGCCAACTTTGAGCGTGTGTGCTTGTCGCGATACTTGTCGGACTTAGGGATGCTTCACACTACCGAGCGCGCTCACTTCCTCAGCCCTCGCAGTTGGCGATGCACAATGGTCTGGTCTGCCTATATGGGGCTGCCGCTCTCACTTGCCGTCGTGGCCAGAGTGTTGGGATTGGAAGAGCAGAAAATGACGGAGGGCAAGGCACTCATCCGCTATTTTTCAACGCCTCCGTTCCACAAGCCTACAGGAGAGAAGTGGGAACTCTTCAAGTCTTACAACAGCCGCGATGTCGAAGTGGAGATGGCGATTCAGCAGCGGCTCTCCAAATATCCTGTGCCTCCGTCGGTATGGGAGGAGTATGTACTCGACCAAGAGATCAATGACCGTGGGATACGTCTGGATATGCCGCTCGTGGAGAATGCCGTCCAGATTGATGCTCTCACCAAGGAAAAACTGACGGACAGGCTGAAAACTCTGACTGGGCTTGAGAATCCGAACAGCGTGGTGCAGATGAAGGCATGGCTCAAGGAGCAGGGAGTTGAAACCGAGTCGCTCGACAAGAAGTCTGTAGCTGCCCTCCTTGCCAATGTTCCCACTCCGCTGAAGGAAGTACTGGAACTTCGGCAGCAGCTTGCAAAATCCTCGGTGAAGAAATATCAGGCAATGCAGAATACCGTTTGCTCGGATGGTCGTGCACGGGGTATGTTCCAGTTCTATGGTGCGAACCGTACCGGGCGGTTTTCGGGACGCCACATTCAATTACAAAATCTTCCTCAGAACCATCTCACTGACCTCGCGTGCGCTCGTACCCTCGTGCGGCAGGAAAATTTTGCGGCACTCGAACTGCTCTATGACTCTGTGCCGGATGTCCTGTCTCAGCTGATTCGTACCGCCTTTATCCCCAAGGAAGGCAGAAAAATCATCGTTGCGGACTTCTCTGCTATCGAAGCTCGGGTGCTGTCATGGCTTGCGAAGGAGCGATGGCGCATAGACGTTTTTGGCGACGACGGCGACATCTACTGCGCCACAGCGGGGAGGATGTTTCACTGCAATGTGGTCAAGCATGGAGAGAACGGATATCTCAGGCAGAAGGGGAAGCAGGCAGAACTGGCCTGTGGTTATGGCGGCTCCGTTGGTGCGCTGAAAGCATTCGGTGCATTGGAGTCTGGGATGAAGGAAGAGGAGCTGAAACCGCTCGTGGATGCATGGCGCACGGCAAATCCGAACATCGTGGATTTCTGGTGGGAGGTGGATCGTGCCGCCAAGGACTGTATCAAGGAGCACAGTACAAAGGTTACGCACGGTATTCAGTTCATCTATCAGGGAGGAATGATGTTCATCGAACTTCCAAGCGGCAGACGGCTCGCCTATGTGAAGCCCCGCATCGGAGAGAATCAGTTCGGCGGCGAATCCATCACCTACATGGGACTGGCTCTCTCGAAAAAATGGGCGCGGATCGAATCCTACGGCCCGAAACTCGTGGAAAACATCACACAGGCGATCAGCCGCGACATCCTCTGCTATGTCATGCAGACGCTACGGAACATGGAGATTGTCGCTCACGTCCATGATGAAATCATCATCGAATGCGACGAGCGTGTCTCGGTCACTGTCATTTGTGAGCAGATGGCACGAACCCCGCCTTGGGCAGAGGGACTTCTGCTCCGTGCCGACGGTTTCGAGTGCCAATTCTATCAGAAAGATTGACTTCAATCCTCCCGTGAAAAATGGGAGGATTTTTGGTGACCAAAACCTCCCTGTTCGTCCTCTTACTGATGAGAGGAACTAATCAGTTTTCAAAGGGAGGAAATCTTATGTTCTATGTTAAGGAAAACATCAATGACACCCTGCAGGTCACGGTGGAAATCAACGATGAGAATGTCTTCTGTCACTGTCCGCGCTGCGGAGCGGAAGTGCCTGTTGATCTCAATGAGTTCTTCGGCGATGCGGAGTTCGATCTCTTTGGTACGGCGATCTGCTGCACGGAATGCAGCCGAAAGGTGCGGTGTGAGAAATGATTGAGAGAAGAAACCACGAGGGCTATGCCGATCCTACAGCGCACGCAGCTCTCACCAAGGTGTTCCGACAGAATCAGTTTACCTATATCTGCTCGCCCTATCGAGACAATCCACGCGTCAATGTCATGCGGGCAAGGCAATACTGCAAATTCGCCGTGAGCAAGGGACGCATTCCATTTGCGCCGCATCTGTACTTTCCTCAGTTCCTGTCGGAGGCAGATGAGCGGGAGAAAGTGATGGATATGAATTTCGAGCTTTTGCGGCTGTGCGGCGAAATCTGGGTGTTCGGCGACCGAATCACCGAGGGCATGGCAGCGGAGATTGCTCATGCCGAGAGACTGCGGAAGAACATCCGCTATTTCACAACAAAATGCGAGGAGGTTTCGCCATGAAGGTAATAGAGACAGAATACAAGGGCTATCTTTTCCGTTCACGCTTGGAGGCGCGGTGGGCAGTGTTCTTCGATGCCTGCGGTGTTCGTTGGGAGTACGAGCCGGAGGGGTATGTGCTCAATAACGGTCAATGCTATTTGCCGGACTTCCTGCTTTACGATGTAGCGGGGAGAGTAGGCGGGGATCTCCATGTGGAGGTCAAAGGGAAGATGAGCAGAGCCGATGCCGCCAAAATCAACCAGTTCAGCCAAGGTAAGCACCCGCTCCTCGTTGTTCCCGGGATTCCTGACGGAGACGGTATCGGAGATATTGAATCCTACTGCCGCGAGTGGGGGCGTTACGGTTTCCCCAGCTTTGGCGGCGGACCCTATCCCTTCAACTTTCAGACCATCGACGGAGATTACTTCGTCGCTCACCCCGGCATCAACAAACAGGGCAAATTTGAGCTTTTTGGCGATGACAGCAACTATACGATGGACAGAGATGACGCTGCCACCGTGCAGGCGTTCAAGCTGGCACGGCAGGCAAGATTTGAATACGGACAGACACCGAGGGTGAGGAAGGTGCGTGTATGAGAGAATTAGCATTTTGTCTTGGTAACAGCCGTGCGGCACTTGTTTGGCATCCCGGAAAAATGACGATGGAGGCTCTTTGGGGAAAATTGCAGAATCCCATCCGAACCGCCGAAACCGCTGCGGAATACCACGCCATGAAGAAAAGTGAACGGGATGCCGTGAAGGACAAAGGCGGCTTCTTTGCGGGGACACTAAAAGGGACGCGACGGAGGGCGACCGAGGTTATCAGTCGCTCCATGATTACCTTGGATCATGACCGACTGAAGCCGGGCTGTTTCGATGCCTTTGCCTTCAAGCATTGCGCCATCGTCTACACCACCCACAGCCATACCCCGGAAGCCCCACGGGCGAGAATCCTCGTACCCCTGACACGGGATGTCATACCGGACGAATACAATGCCATCGCCCGTTATCTTGCGGACGAGATCGGCATGGATACGGTTGATCTCTGTTCTTTCAAGATCAATCAGCTGATGTACTGGCCGACCGCATCTTCCGACGGAGAGTACATCTGCCGCAAATATGAGGGCGGCTGGCTCGATCCCGATGTGTTTTTGGCAGCGCATCCGAACTGGCAGGACTGCAGCTCCCTGCCGACCGCACCGGGTGAAAAGGAAGCGGTGGAACGGGAGTGCAAAAGACAAGCCGATCCTCTGACCAAGGAGGGCATTGTAGGAGCGTTTTGCCGTGCCTATTCCATCCAGGAAGTGATGCAGACATTTCTCTCCGATGTGTATGAGCCGACCACCGACGAGAATCGGTGGGGCTATACGAAATCGGCGAGCATCCCCGGTGTGATGATTTATGATGGTAAATTCGCCTACAGTCACCATGCCTCCGATCCTGCCTACGGCAAGCTGTGCAATGCATACGACCTCGTAGGGACGCATCTCTTTGATGGCGATTTCACTCAGATGGCTGGGTTTGCCGCCAAGGATGAAAAGGTACGTACCCTTGCACTCAAGGAGCGGCAGGACAGGGCTGTCGAGGACTTTGCCGAGGAGGAAGACTGGAAAGTAAAACTGGTGCGGCAGAAAAAGTCCACACAGATTGAAAACTCCCTCTACAACATCAAGCTCATCATGCAAAACGATCCTTACATGAAAAACATTGTCTTCAATCAGCTGGCAGACGGCATGGAAATCAAGGGCGAAGTGCCGTGGTCACATCCCGGAAAGTTCTGGCGGGATGCGGATGATGCCCAGCTCATCTGTTATGTGGATGACAACTACGGCACGTTCTCGGCGCGCAACTATGACATCGCTGTTGCCAAAGCCGTGGATGACCGCAGTTATCACCCGATACGAGAGTATTTTGCCGCGCTGCCTCCTTGGGACGGTGTGGCGAGAGTGGACACGCTTCTCATCGACTACTTGGGCGCATCGGACAACGCATATACCCGTGCCGTCAGTCGAAAGGTGCTGTGCGCCGCCTATCGGCGCATCAAAGAGCCGGGCATCAAGTTCGATTATATGCCCGTTCTCAACGGCGCACAGGGCATCGGAAAATCCACATTCATTGCCAACCTTGGCATGGATTGGTTCTCCGACAGTCTGACCTTATCGGATATGAACGACAAGACCGCTGCCGAAAAGCTGCAGGGGTACTGGATTCTTGAAATCGGAGAATTGGCAGGCATGAAGAAAGCCGATCTCGACAAAGTAAAGGCATTCGTGTCGCGGGTGGATGACAAGTATCGGGCGAGTTTCGGCAGACGTGTGACATCCCATCCGCGCCAGTGTGTGTTCTTCGGCACGACCAACAGCGAGAACGGGTATCTGAGAGACATCACAGGAAACCGCCGCCATTGGAACAATAAACTGAGCGGCAGCAGCAAAGAACAACAGGTGCAGATGCA